CATTGTGTTGCACGTGGCTGAATTGCGGACATATCAGACTTTGATAGTCGCTTTCGCAATGTTGAGCGTTCGGCATTACTGGCTGCGATACGTCAAAAAACAGCTATTCAAAAAGGCGGCAGCGTAAATGCAAATCAGCACAAAAGGCGATGCCCTGATTAAGGGCGAAGAAAAGCTGGTGCTGTACGGGTATCTGTGCCCGGCTGGCATTCCGACAAATGGCTGGGGTCATACCGGGCCTGACGTGGTGCTGGGGCAGCCCATTACGCTGGCGACGGCGTGCGCTAACTATGCGGACGACAAGGCGCGAAAGGCAGAGCAGCCGATTAACAAGCTGGTGCGTGTGAAGTTGACGCAAAACCAGTTTGATGCGCTTGGCTCGCTGGTATTCAACATCGGCGCGGGCAATTTCGCTGCGTCCACGTTGTTGCGCAAGCTGAATGCGAGCGACTACACGGGCGCGGCAGAGCAAATCCTGGTGTGGAACAAAGGCCGCGTGAATGGCGTGCTGGAAGTCCTGCCTGGGCTGGTGAAGCGGCGGCAAGCTGAACACGATTTGTTTTTGACGGTGGGTGCATGAATCGCTGGAAAGCTGACGTGGTTATGGCGCTGCTGTGTGGCGCCGTCTTCGTGGCCGGGATGCTTACCGGCTATTTCGCAAAAGAGCCGGTGAAGCCGGTTCATGTGGTGAGGGTTTATCAGGCATGAACGAAATTTCTGGAGTGCTGCCGCGAGCGAGCTTTAAGGATCGAATCGCGGCTATGCAAATGCGCGGAACGATTCAAACGTGCATTAAGAATGCGCGGCGTGAATACAACCGAATCGAGCGCAAGCGGCTGGGCGGCATGGCGGAAAGCATGGCGCATAAGGCAATGGACGCGGTTGAAAATCGCGTGTTTGCCCTGTACGACCAAACGAACCCGCTGTGATAGTCGCTTTCGCAATTGCAGTTCCGGTGGCGCTGTGGTTTGGCGCCTTCGTTTGGGTGTTATGGGGAGCAATTTTCGAATGATCGGACTGAGCATTTACGCAAAGGTGGCAGCGGCGGCAATCGTGGCGCTGGTGATAGTCGCTTTCGGCTGGCATGAGTACAAGGCTGGCGAAACGGCAGGCATGGCGACCGTGCAGCAGAAGTGGGATGCACAGACGGCAGCCGTGGACCATGCAACCACGGTGGCGGTGCAGGCAGCGGCCAGTGATGCGCTGGCGAATTACAAGGCGGCTGGCGATAGCGTGCAGGCTGCCGACGAACACAAGGCGCAGCAGGCCGCTGTGCGCGATCAATTGACGAAGCGAGCAATCGACTATGCAAACAAACCGGGCAACGTGGGAACGGCGGGCAGTGCTGCTGGTGCTAGTGGCAGTGTGGGCGTGTGTGGGCTTGATGCTGACGGGTTGCGCATCTGGAACGATGCCAATGCAGCAGCCAACGGTGGCAGTGGTGGCAGCGCATCCGACAGTGCGGGAAGCGTTGCTAAATGATTGCGCGAGTGTTGCGCCTGCTGCTAGTGGTCGCCTGGTTGACCTGCTATCCAATCACGTGGACGTGGCGATGGCATTGGCGGATTGTCGGCAGAGTAAGGCTGATCTGGTTGATGCGATACGCAAACAGGTTGGTATTGACATCGTGCCGTGATGCCAAATGAAAACGGCCAGCGCGATGGCTGGCCGTGATGGAAGACGTTGCAGTGTCCGCCGACTTACTTGCTTCTCAAGAGCGGCGCAAATCTACAACGGAATCTGTATCGTGTCAAGTGCTAGCATAGTTATCCACAGGGCTATGCAGTTATCCACAGGCTGATGCACCATGATGGTGCGATTGTGGATAACCTGTGGATAATTAGGGTCCTTCCTGACGGGGCCAGGGTGCGGGGTCCAAAGCACCGCGTAAATAAAAATCTGAGAGGGTTTTTTTAAACGCGGACTACGACTAGTGAGCGCTTGTCAAGTGCTTTGATTGTTAACGAAAAACGAAATCTGACAAAGTAGTTTACCTATGGCAACAGGCGTGCGGGGAATGCTCGTAAATCGGGCGAAGCTGGCCGAAGTCTTCGACGTGGCTCTGACGACCATCGACACCTGGGTGAAGAAAGGCTGTCCCGTCCACCAGCGTGGCGCGAAGGGGATCGAGTGGCAGTTCAACACCGCCGACGTGGCCCGGTGGCGCGAAGACGAACGCGCCAAACAGGCCGCTGGCACCGCGCCCGACGATATGGACAAGCTGGACCTACGGAAGGCGCAGGCCGACACCCTGCGCGCCGAACTGGAACTAGCGAAGGCCCGCGACGAAGTGGCGCCCGTGGCCGAATTCGAGAAGGCCACCAGCCGCATGCTGGCCACGATCCGCACCAACGCCCTGAACATTCCCGCACGCGCCGCACTCCGGCTGCTGGGCGAGACCAACGAAACAACGTTTAAACGCATTTTGCGCGAAGAAATCACGCTGGCGCTTGAAACATCGGCCGAAGCCGACGTGGCGCTGGAAGACGAAGACGAAGACGGGGAAAACGAAGAATGAAACTTATCCCGCTTACGCGAACGCAGGCGTTTGATTTCATCGCAGAGAAACACAGGCACCACAAGCCGCCGCAGGGCTACAAGTTTGCCATTGGATTAAAGCAGGCCGACCAGCTGGTGGGCGTGGTGTGCGTAGGCCGACCGGTGGCAAGACGGCTGGACGACGGTCTAACTGCGGAGGCTACACGCCTTTGCACTGACGGAACGAAAAACGCCTGTTCGAAACTGTATTCAGCCGCAGCCAAGGCCGCCCAGGCAATGGGCTACACCCTAATCGTGACATACACGCTGGCCAGCGAATCCGGCGCAAGTCTTCGGGCTTCTGGCTGGAAATTTGATGGCGAGGCGGGCGGCGGTTCATGGGGCGTTCCATCGCGCCCGCGCGAAGACAAACACCCAATCGAAACAAAACACCGATGGAGCAAGGCGCTTTAACGCCTAAGAAAGCCACTTTCATGCGCCACCTTTTCAGCAATATCCCCGCCATTCGCAAGGCGCTAAAGCGCGCTGCCCGCAACCTTGTGCCGCCCGCCGACATGCTGCCGTCCGTGTGGGCTGAAGCAAACCTGATGATTCCGGCCGGTAACGCCATCCCGGGCTTGATTCGATTCGATAACGCGCCATACCAGCGCGGCATGATTGACGTTATCGTGGAAGACGGCGTGGTCCGCGTCACTTTCATGACTGGCGCGCAGCTTGGGAAGACGACGTGCCAGCAGGTAATCACGGGCTATTTCATCGACCACGACCCGCGCAGCCAGATTTTCATTCAGCCGACGCAGGGTGACGTGCAGACGTTCCAGGAAACGAAGCTGCGGCCGATGCTGGACGCGAACAAAAGCATTTCGCGCAAGCTGGCGAAGTCGCGCGGGCGCGATGGCGTCAACAACAGCCGCATCATTTCGTTTATCGGCGGCTGGCTTATGTTCGGCTGGGCCGGTTCGCCACGGACCCTGCGCGGCCGTTCCGCACCAGTCACGCAGGCCGACGAAGTGGACGGCATGCTGGCCGACACGGGAGAAGGCGACCCGCTAGAACTGCTGGCGCAGCGCGCCGCGACGTTCGGAGATTTGCAGCTTAGAACCGAGTCCAGCACACCGACGATTAAGGGCGCTTCGCGCATCGAAACGTCGTTCCTCATGGGCGATCAACGTCGCTATTACGTGCCGTGCCCTGACTGCGGCGAGGCGCAATATCTGAAGTGGACGCAGGTTATCTGGACCGGCCGCGACAACCTGGAAGGCGAGCAAGACCCGGACAGCGCCCGCTACTGCTGCGAACACTGCGGCAGCCTGTGGGACGACGGCCAGCGCGTTATGGCCATTCGCACGGCTGAAGCTAAGGGCTGGGGCTGGAAGGCTTCGAAGCCGTTCAAGGGCCACGCATCATTCCACGCGCCCGAAATGCTTTCGACGTTCCGCAAACTGCGCGACATCGTGCGGTCCTATTTGGACAAGCTGGCGGCCGGTGATCTGCAATCTTTCGTGAACGTTTCCCTGGCTGAAACATTCGAGGAAACCGCCGAACAGGCCGACCCTGATTCACTCTACGCACGCCGGGAAGTCTACGCAGCGCAGGTGCCAATGCACGGCCTGTATCTGACGTGTGGCGTTGACATGCAAATCGACCGCCTGGAAGTGAAAATCATGGCGTGGGGGCTGTTCGAGCAGTCATGGTGCGTCGCTTACCGCGTGCTGTACGGCGACCCGCTGGCGGGTGACGTGTGGAACGATCTGGACGACTTGCTGGCGGAAACGTTCGAACATGAAAGCGGCGCGCTGCTATCCATCCAGGCCACCTGCCTGGACACGGGCGGCACCACGGGTATGACGCAGGCCGCCTATGAATACATTCGCGCCCGGCGCGGCCGAAAGATATTCGCTATCAAGGGTATTCCAGGCTG